GCTCGGGGCGAGTTGTATGCTTATGCCGTTTACCGGCAGGAGAGCGGTGGAAGGTTCAGTGATCCGCGTGGTCTTTCAGTGTATGAGTTTCTGCACAGTTGCGGGGCTGAGATTGCTGAAGATCCTGCCCTGCTGAAGTCTCTGGAGGATCGTGATGTCTATGACTTCGCAGGCCCAAACAGAGGCACGAAGGTTTACAAAATGGCCGCTGCCAGATTGAAGCAGTGCGGGGCCCTATAAAACAGGAAAAGCCCGCCCGGGATCTCCGGGCGGGTTTTCTTGTGCTGTGAAGTTGTGGATCAGCGTGCGAGTGCTGCGTTGACGGCCTGCTGGACGGCGTTATAGTCGTAGCCGGCGGCCTCGAGGCGCTTCTTGCGGTCTGCGCCGTTGCCCCACTTGCCGGCGATGGCCTCCTTGGCGATCTCGGCGATGGTTTTCTTGGGGGCTGCGGTTCCCGGGATCTTGATCTTCTGGCCGACTCTGATGATGTTCGGGTTGGTGATCCCGTTGTACGCTGCGAGCTTCTGGTAGGTCGTCCCGTACTTGGCCGCGATCTTGCTCAGGGTGTCGCCGGCGACGACCGTGTAGGTCACTTCGCTGGTGGTGCCGCCGCTCGGCGTCTGGCTGCCCGTGTTGGCGTTTCCGGGCTCTGCGTCGTAGGCCGGGCGGCCATAGCCGACGATGTAGTTGTCGCTCAGGTAGTAGGAGCGGCGGGCCACTTGGTCGGAGGTGTTGCCCTCGATGGTGTAGACCTTGCTGCCGTCCACTTTCTCGACGAGGCCGGTGTGGCTGACGTTGCTCTTGGAGTGCGCGGTGCTGAAAAAGATCTGGTCGCCGGGCTTGGGATCCTTGGCGTGATAGCGGCCCTGCTTCTCGTAGTACATGAGGGAGTAGGTGCAGCCGGCGCCCGCGGATCTCTCGGGCTGGCAGAGCAGGCGCAGCGCGTCCACATATCCGAAGGCGGTCAGCATACACCAGTCGACGAACATATCGCACCATGCGAAGCCGTTTTTCTTGCCGTTGTACCACTTCGGGTACTTCTCGTCGAAGTCTCTGGCGTACTTGGTATAGTTGGCGCTGCCTGCGTTGGCGGTCGGGTTGTCGAGCTGGCTGTTGCTCTTTTTCTCGTGGTAGCCGATCTCTGCCGCAGCGATGGCGAGAACGGCCGATGCGTAGCATTTGCTCATAGTTTTACCTCCTTAGCTGTAAAAAAGAAAAAGGGCGGGCCGGAGCCCGCCCCTCTCCGTCATTCGATAGTCAGGCCCTCGGTGTTGAGCTGCTTGACTGCTGCCTCGATCGCGTTGATGACGCTCTCCTCGTCGACCTTGAAGCCCTTCTGCTTCAGGAAGTCGATGACGTACTGCTTCTTCTCCTCGCCGCGGCCGGCGCCCTTGTAGAGCTGCTCAGCAGCAGCGACGCCGATCTTTACCCACGCGGTCAGCTCCTTGCGCTGTGCCTCGGTGGTCTGGCTCTTGAGCCACGGGATCAGGAAAACGCTCACGCCGGCGCCGATCAGAGCGATGGCTGCGTTGACGATAGGGGTGATGTCGATGGTGTTCATCCTTTTGCCTCCTCATTGTTGAGAGTGTCCCCGGACGGATCCGGGAGCGGGTTGCCGTCGGCGTCGAGCCTGTGGCGGTTTCGGCTGATTTTCTCGCCGAGGCTCTTGCCGGCGTATGTGATTAGATAGCCGACGCAGGCGGTGAAGATCGTGCCGGTCACTTCGCTGACCGGGTCGCGCCCGAAGGCTGAGAGCAGGTAGGACGTGGCTGCGCTGAGGCTTGCCACGATGGCCGCCCAGTATGCGAGCTTCTTGCTCGCCTCGATCTTCTTTTTCCGCTTGCGCCGGCGCTTCTTTGCGGCCATACTGCTCCACCTCCTCAGTCGATGATCGCGTGGATCCCCTGACTGGTGAGGAAGTCCTTCTGCGCGTGCTTGATTTTGGCAGCGTAGTCGAGGGCCGCGTGCATATCCCCGTTACAATGCGCGTCGGGGATGCGCTGCACGGCCCGGGCCGTCGCCTCGCCGAGGGCGATGGCTGCCGATGTGCCCTGAATGGTGATGATCTGGAGATCTTCACGGGCACGCTCTCGGGCCGCTGCCTCTTGCTGTCGTTTGGCCTCCTCGGCCTCCTTTTGCTTCTCGCGCTTCTGGATCCTGTGCTCGAGCAGCCAGAAGCAGAAGCCGGTCACGGCCGTCGGGATCCCCAGCAGGACGACGAGCGCGCCGATGTTGATTTCGATCATTGTGTCACCTCATAAAAGCCGGAGGGCCGCAGGACGCGGCCCTCCTTGTTGTTTGGGCTTATTCCTCGACGTCGTCGAAGTAGCCCATGTCGACGAGATACTTGTGCACGCGGGCCTTCAGCTTCGCGGGGACGTCGTCCTCGGTGATGCGGCCCATGATGATCTCGCCTGCATACAGACGTACCAGCATTTCACGCTCCTCCTTTCCTGCGGTTTTGAGTAACAGCCACGCGAGGGCCCGGGCGATCATTCGGTCGCCCCTTCCTCCGCGGTGCCGGCGTTTGCGGCTGCCTTGAGGGCAGCGATGGCGTCCTCGACCTGCTTGCGCAGCTTCTTCGGGACGTCGTTGATGGTCATGGTGGAGCCTTCGCGGGTCAGCTCCTTGACGTACAGCTCGACGATCTTGCTCATGCTGTGGTGTCCTCCTCTCCGTCGCCATAGACCACGTCGGCCAGCTCCATGATGCAGCCCTTCAGCAGCTCGATGGTGTCAGCCTGCTCGGCGATGGTCTTGTCCTTCTCGGCCTCTGCGGCCTGTTTGTCGTTCAGCTCTTTGATGCTGTCAGGTCTGTGCTTAATCATGCAAAGTTACCTCCGATCGACTGAATGTAGCAGGTCTCCGTAGCAGAGCCGCGGAGCAGCTTGGCCTTGACCTTGACGCCCCACGCTGCGGCCGTCTTGGTCTTGTTTGTGAAGTAGTGCTTCTGGCCGGTGCGGGCCTTCTGCGTGATGTCCTCCCACGTCGGGCTCGCGTCGTTGCCGTTGTTGCAGATCCAGACCTGAAGCGTGCAGCCGGCCGGGAAATTGCCCTGAATGTTGACGAGGGCCTTGGTCGGCATGGCGTCGGCCTCCATAGCGAGGGTCTGCTCGAACTCGACGGACGTGACGGCCTTGGTGAAGGTCAGCGTGCGGGAGACGCTGGCGTCCTTGGCGTCGGTCGCCACGATCTTCAGGGTGTGGCTGCCGTTCACGACCTTCAGCCACGCCTCGGAGCCGATCGTCAGCGTGTTGGTCTGGCCGAGGGTCACGGTGTAGCTGCGCAGCGTCACGCCGTCCAGCATCTCCACGACGTCGACCTGATGGCCGTCGGCGTCGGTGACGGTGTACTCGTAGGACGGGGCCGCCGTGCTGAAGCTGCCGAGGGCGCCGTCCGTGCCGCTGATGACGGGCGGCCGGTTATTGGTGACGGTGCGGGTGGCGCTGGTGGTGTATGCGCTCTCCGCGCCGGCTGCGTCGTATGCCTTGACGCGGTACTGCACGCTCGTCCATCCGTAGGTGATGGTGTCGGTGTAGGTGCGCGCGGATCCCTTGTAGACCTGCGCCCATGTGCCGCTCCCGACCTTGCGTTCCAGAACGTAGCCGGACAGGTTGCCGTCGGGGTCGGTGGAGGCCGCCCACGAGATGCTCAGGTTCTCGCCGCCGAGCACCTCGCTCGGGACAGTGATGGACGACGGCGCTGTGGGCGCCTGATTGTAGATCACTGTATAGCATCCATCCGAGTCGACGGAGTCGGAGATCAGGAGATCAGAGGACAGATTACAAGCGGGGCGCAGGCCGCTGTAGCCGTAGTAGGCGTTGCTCCCGTACAGCGCGCCATCGGAGAGGACGCGGCGGGCGTAGAGGGCCGAGCCGGCATAGGCGTCCCGCAGCCAGTAGTACCACGCGGCACCAGAGCCCGGGTTGCTGGAATAGTTGGAATTGGCGACGCAGGAGGCCGTCACGGTGGCGATGCGGCTGTTGTTGTCGCTGAAGATCGCCAGCTTGCTGCCGCAGACGTGGTCGCCGCTCAGGCCGACCTCAGTGCAGGACAGGGGGAAGATCTTGTCCGTGCAGGTCTCCGTCCCGCCGCCGTCTGTGGAGCTCTTGCCGACCGTGATGGTGGTGCTCAGCAGGGCCGCCCGCTCGTTGGCGGTGAAGGCGTTCAGAAAACCGGCGAGGCCACTGTATGCGTTGTAGCCGTTCCAGACGTGGGAGGAGTCCGGCGTCTGGTCTGCGGAGTGCTGCGCGGTGTACCACTGGCCGGCAGCCGCGGGGCTGTTGAGCCACTGGCGCAGGTTCGAGTAGATGTAGCGGTTGTTGCCGTAGCTGCGGCGGTCGCTGTTGCCGTTGCTCGGCTCTGTCGCGTCGAAGCACAGCATCTTGATGATCTGGTTGGTCACGAGTGTGACGCTGTTGGAGGGGTAGCCCGCGTGGTTCTTATCGGCCACGATCCAGATGATCGGGCTGCCGTACAGGCTGCCGAACTTGACCTTCGACTTGTTTGCGAGGTTGCTCAGTTTTTGGGCCATGAGTTGTGTCTCCTTTCGGTGATGGTTTGAGCTCCGGGAAATAGCTGAAGAAATAGGCGTCCATGTTCTGCCGCAGGTGGTAGGTGTTGCCGTGTGAGATGTGGCCCGTCCAGCTCGCGTAGGATTGCACGACGCTGTCGAGTGTCATCTTGCCAGAGTCCACCAGTCCGCGAAACTTGCGGATCTTGCGCTTCATGTTGTCGATGCTCTTGGCCCGCACTTTCCTCACGACCTTGCCGGTCTGCGTGAGGTATGTGTGGAAGCCGAGGAAGTCGATGCCGTTCTTCAGTGGGAGGATCTGCGTCTTGCCGTTCAGCCGAAGGCCGAGCGGCTTGATGTACGCCTCGATCTCCTTGAGTATCTGCCGGAGCAGCAGCTTGTCGCTGTGGATGATGTAGAAATCGTCCATATACCTGCCATATACGAGGCCGCGGTCATCCCGCAGCCAGTGGTCGAAGGCGTCCAGATAGAGCAGCGCGAGCAGTTGGCTCGACTGGTTGCCGATCGGGATGCCGGGGTCTGGCGTGCTGTCGATTATGAGCCACAGCAGCCACTCGGCGAAGTCGATCAGCTCGGGATCCTTCAGCCACTTCAGGGCCCGGCGGGCTGTTTCGTAACAGTAGGAATGGAGCAGGGTGTAAAAGAACTTTGAAAAATCGCCCTTCAGTACCCAGCCGTCGGCGTAGTACCACTCGTTCATCGGCCGGGGCGGCAGGCCGGCAGCCTTGCGGGCTGCTTCGTCTGCTGCTTTTCGGCTGAAGAAATAGTGGCGCACGGCCGCGGCCAGACGGTCGAGGCCGTCGTGGGTGCCTTTGCCGATCTGGCCGGCGTAGTTGTCCCGGATGAAGCGCCGGGAGAACGCCGGCTCGAGGACGTTGTCACAGAGCGAGTGCTGGACGACTTTGCCCTCGAAGTCGATGGCGAGGACGAGCCGCTCCTTGGGCTCGTACACCTTGAAGGGGTAGTAGGGCCCGAAGGAATAGTCGCGCCACTGGAGCCTCTCAGAGAGGGCGACGGTGCGCTCGATGGCCTCCATGCGGTAGCGCATGGCGGTCGGGTTGTCGCGCTTTCCGCAGCGGGTTTTGCGGTATGCTTTGTAGAGCGCGATGGTGCTGTTTACGATATTCTCCATTGAAAAGTCTCCCCGCCGTGTATAGCTCCGGCCACGCTTTGCGTGCGCCGCCGGGAGCATCGGCGGTCTTGTGTTTACCCATGACCGGGCCGGTCAGACGGCCGCGGCTGCGGGAGGGATATGCCTTCCTTGGATGATGGGGCACAGTGTTCGCCTCCCGTCTCCGGGCGGTTAATAAGTCGGGCGATCCATCGAAGCGGGGCGCAGGCCGTTGTTGCCGTTGTAGGCGTTGTTCCTGTTCAGCGTGCCATCGGAGTTGACGTTGCGGGCGTTGTTGGCCGAGCCGGCACGAAAAAACAAGGCATACCCCGAGGGCCGCCTCACTGGTGGCGCTTCTGTGCGTCCAGCTTGGCGGCCCTTTCTTTATCGGTTTTGTACCATTTGGCGGTCTGGTTCTTTACGCCGGCCGCCATCTTCGCCCAGTATGCAAAGGCGTCATCGCTGAAGCCGCTGAGGATCTCATGCGCGAGCTCGATGTGGTGGATCAGCTTTCGGCAGTTGCGAAGCGCCGACCGCTGCGCGCGATACCTGAGCTCACGCTCCTCGGGATCTGTCAGGAGCAGATCGTTGGCCTCCATCAGATCGGCGACGAGGTCGCTGGCCTCGTTCATCATCCTTTGCGCCAGACCGAGCCGCTCCTTCTTCGGGAAAACGGCCGGGTTTCTGGTTTTGATGTAGGTGTGTTTCTCGAGCTCCTTGGCGTCCGTGATGACCTGCATCTCGGGCAGTTTGTCACGGCCGAAGGGCGGGCGGCCTACATTGGCCCGCTCGTATGGCCGCGAGTGTCCGTTGCTTGCCGTAGTATCTCGCCTCCTCGCCTTTGATTGTGACGCGGGCGCTGCTGCCGTCGTAGGTTTTGCCCTGAATAACGATGACGCCGTCCTCCCGCTTGCAGCAGGAGCAGGGCAGGGCCAGCTCGACGAACAGGTGCGCGATGATGCAGGAGGCTTCGGCCGGTGGGATCGGGGTGTAGTTGTAGCAGTTTCCCATCAGCACTCGAGCCTTTGAAGCGTGGCGTTCCAGATGCCGGCCGTCAGTGTGATGCCCGTCAGGTCTGCAAATGCAATTTGGAAGGGGTTGGTCGTGATGTCGCTGAACACGGCGTCCCATAGCGTTGCGATCTTGCTGGTGTTCTGGCCGACTGCGTTGCTCAGGTCGTTCGCCGAAGCCTCAGCGGCCTGCGCGATTGCGATGGCCTGCCGTGCGATCGCCAGAGCCTCCTCGGCCGTAGCCTGAGCGCCGAGGGCGATGGCCTTGTAGGTCTCGTAGTCCTCTTTGGTGGCGTAGGCGTCGGCGGGGATGTAGGCGGTCACGTTGGTGGCCGTGCCGATCGCGGTGACGATGTCGATGGTTTTCTCGACGATGGTGGCGCCGCCGGAGGGCGGGATCCACTCAGCCAGATCGCCGCAGTTGCCGTAGCAGTACAGCACCTCGCCGACCTCGGGATCGGGATCCTCGGCATAAAGGCCGAGCTCGCGGTAGTAGAAGCCCTCAGTCTTGTCTCCATTGGTGAAGATGCCGCCCACGGCCACGGTGCCGTCGCCGTTGATCTTCAGCTTCGTGATGTCGACGGTCGCCTTCGGGCTGACCACGCCAGTGAGGGTGCGGGGCGTCTGGCCCTCCTCGAGGTAGCCATCGCCGAGGACGATCTTGGTGTAGTTGATCTTCTGGCCGGCCACGCCCTTCGCCAGAACGATCAGGCCGGCGGTTGTGATGTCGTTGTTGATAAATGCAGCCATGTCTATCTCCTTTCCTTAGTCTGAGATGACCGCCGCGTCGGTGCCGATGCTGACGGTCTCGCGGTTGTTGTCGTGGACGACTGCCGCGTGGTAGATGTGGATCTCGTCGCTGCCCATGACGTGCACCTCTTGGGTGTGATCTCTGACGGCCATGCCGGAATAAAGGAACATTTCGCCGGTCAGGCAGATCAGGATCGCGTCGAGCCACGAGCTGCGGCGCTTGACCGTCCGCAGCAGCTTCAGGAACAGGTCGAGGTTGCTGTTGACGAGGCTCGGGTTGTCGCTCAGCACCTTGAAGTGATGCGGCTGCCCGCCGTATTGATACCACTCCCTGACCTCGCCGGTGCCGAAGTAGTCGGCCACGATCTGCTCCACAGCGTAGGGTGTGCCGAGTTTCGAGTAGACGCGGTCGCTGTTGCGAATGACGGCCCGCTTGGCTGCGATGGGCGCGGTGCTGTCATACCACTGGATGTTCAGCTCCCACGCCATCTCGTCGAGCTCTGCCTCGCTGAGCTGGTCGATTTTGTCCCACCTGCTCAGGAGCTTCAGGCGCGCATAGGCGTCGCGGCTGACGATGTCACAGCCGGCGGCGAGTCCTTGGTTGCTGCTGTCCTCCTGCATCCACGCAGGCAGCAGCTTGACCATCTCGGTCTCCTTGAGCCGCATTTACACCACCTCGCTCTCGACTTTGTGGCTGACGGTCAGGTGGCCGCTGAACTTGGCGACTTGCGTGTCGTCGAGGGCCTTGTAGGTCGGCTTGACGACGTCCACGCGGAAGGCGCCGGTCTGGTTCTCTCCCCACGAAGGCGAGAGGATCCGCTTGCGGAGCTGGTCGGGGTTGATGTCGCGGCCGAGAGCTGCGACTTGCCACTCGTTGTAGCGGTCGATCGCGCCGCCGGTGCCTTCGACGTTGGCGATCACCTCGGCCTCGCTCTCCGGCGTGGTGTAGTACACGATCTCGATGTCGTAGGTCTCGACCTCCGGGGCCACGGCGCGCACTTTATCGGTGAGCGGCCGGATGTCCTTGGCGTTGACGACGTCCAGCACCTTCGCCAGCATGGCAGCATCGGGGATCTGGCCGCCTTCCAGCAGCGGGATCAGCTTGACTTGGCCCTCGAGGGTCTTGGTGATGGTGACGTCGATGCTATCGGCGTTCTCGAGGCCGCCCTTGACCGTGATGGTCAGCAGGGCGTCGGTATAGTCGACGGTGTAGTCCGTATCCTTGACCGCCGCCGCGCTCTGGCCGTGGGCCTTCACGACGAGGGTGTCGGTCAGGAGTGTGCCGCCGCCCTTGAAGGCTCTGCCGGCATAAACCGGGAGCGTCTCGGTGGTCGTCTCGGTTTCACTGACAGCTTTGGCGTCCACGATGGAGCTGTCGGCCGTCATGGCCCAGTAGATATAGGCCAGCTCGGGGCCGGCGGTGGATCTCTTGGCCGGAGCCAGACGGATCCGCTCGCGCAGGCGGTTGTCGCCTTCTGTGGTGTAGGGTTCGCCGTCATCGCCCCCGGCGGTCTCGGTCAGGTTCGTGACGGTTTCAATGTAGGGGATCAGGTCGACGAGGGTGCCGATCGTTCCGGCCGCGTAGCCGTTGTACTTCTCGCCGTTGCTCACGGCCGAGGCCGGCACCTCCACAGAGTAGGTGCCAGCTTGCAGCACAGCGATCTCGTCGGTAGCAAAATAGTTTTCGCTGTCCGGCGTCACCTTCGTCCACTTCGGAATGATGATGTTCTTGTCCTGCGGCGTAGAGAGTGAGAAGCGCATGGTCGTCTTTGCCGGCGAGCCTTCCAGACGTTTCACGTCCAGTCGCTCGCCGATGGCGTCCAGCACCTCGCCCCGGGCATAGCGGAGAAGGGTCTGCCGGCCGACGTCGTTGAGGCTGTTATACAGCGCCACATATACGGCCACGAGGCCCTCGCCGAAGATCCGGCGCTCGTCGCCCGGGTACAGAGGCTCGCCGGCGCTCTTTTCGAGGGAGGCGATGATCGTCTTGTAGATGGTGCTCGCGTCGGTTGTGGTGAGGCTGATGTCCTCGCCGTAGGTGTTTGTTGCGTCGCTCACGCTGTTCACCTCCTTCATGTGATGTTCTCGATGCTGGCCCGCAGCTCGAAGTCGCCGGTCTGAGCGGCCAGAGCCTTCAGGTCGGAGTCACTGAGCTGCACGCGGGGCTCGTAGGTTTCCACGAGGAACTCCACGTCAGCGGCCAGATCGGTCGCAGCGGTTTCGCTCGGCTTGTCGATCAGCGTGCGGTCGATCCCCTTGATGCGCTCGTAGGGCACCTCCCCGCGGATGGTCTTGAGGATGTTCTGCACGCAGATCTCGGGCGCTCCGTTGCCGGATGCTTTCATTGGGATCACCTCGCTTTACTTGAGCTGCGCATTGGTTGGTTTCTTGGATGCTTTGGCGCTGCTGGAGGCTCCGACGCTGACGGCCGAGGAGCTGATGCCGAGCTCTTTGTAGGTGGCGATGCCCGCCGCCGACTTGGAGCTGCTGCCGCTCTTGCCGCTGCTGCTGGATGTTCCAGAACTGGCCTTTTTGCTGCTGGCCTCCTCGGCGTACTCGGTCAGCTTGATCGTGATCTTGCCGGTCAGGATCCTGCCGAGGTTGTCCAGCTTGGTGTCTGATAGGCTCACAGCCGTGAGCTGAAGGTTGGCCGGGCCGAAGCGCCGACCGGCCAGATAGAAGGGAGCATACTGTCCGACCAGCGCCGTCCACGACTCGTACTCGCTGCGCACGTCGCAGCCGACCGCCGCGGCCAGATCGAAGTCGAAGCTCATGCTTTGCAGCTTGAGCGCCTTGGTCTTGGTCGCCGGGGATCCGGCTTTGTCGTCACTGTTTTCCGTGTCGAGCTCGACGCTGTGGGAGATGCCATTGAGCGAGGCGATCCTCTGGCTGGAGACGCCCCACGTCTTGCCGTTCCACGATGCCATGACGGCCATGTCTATCCCTCCTTACTGTGGGCCAGAAGTGGTGCCGCCTCGGCTGTCGGTGTGGGTGTGGCCGGTCAGACTGATGCCCGTGGCGGTCACGTCTGCCGACGGGACGCTGATGCCCTTGTCCTGCATCGTGAGCGCGCCCTTCTTGACGGTGATGTCGCCCGGGACGATGCCGCCCCACTCTCCGTCCATGCGGGAGAGGATGATGCCGGTGCCGTCCTCGAACATAGCGTAGGCGACTTCTGTGCCGGGGGTCAGGTTTCCCATCTCCCCGCGCAGATACCACGGGATCGTCAGCGGCCGCGTGACCATGCTGTCGGCGGTGCTTGGGAGCACTCTGGCCGTGGTTTTGTCTCCGTTCCTGTCGGCCTTTCCCTCCACGCTGGAGATCTTGCCCTTCTGGATCATTTGGTTGTTGCTGTTCATCAATATCCCTCCAGTGGCTTGCGGAGGTATAGCTTGCTCCGCGTCTTGACGTAGTCGTGCCGGATCCGGCTGATGAAGGCCGTGCCGTCCCACGACTTGACGCCCTCGGTCGCCAGCGTGACCACAGAGCCCGCCGCATAGTCTCGCAGCAGCGAGCCCGTCCAAAGGGTGCCGACGGTCGCGTTTTTGTTGGCGTCCCGGAGCAGGCCCTTGGCGAAGCGGTCGGCCTCGCTCTGGTCGGTCATGCGGAAGGGCAGGATCCGGCGCAGTACCTTGTCGCCGCCGCTCGGGGCTGTGAAGGTGCCGATCAGGCCGCCGTTGACTGCTTCGGCCGAGCCGTAGGCGTTGGTGCCCTCGTCGCGGTACTCGAAGTCATTGGCCGGGGTGATGGTGATGGTGTCGACGGGCTGCTGGCTTTCCATGCGCGCCTCATCGTAGACGACCAGCTTTCCGTCGTACACCAGAAACGCCGCGCCCTCGAGGGTGCAGCGGTTCTGAAAAAATGCGAAGTCCGCGAGATTGTTCTGCTCGACGTAGTCGTAGGTCTGGTCGGTGATCCCGTAGGTCTCGAGCGTCAGGCCGTGACGGCCGGCGATCTCTTGGGCCAGTTGCAGGAACTTGACCTTTTCCCACGATTTGCTCCGCGTATCCTTCGCAGACTGCGGGACGGAATAGGCCCGCAGGGTGATGATGCCGGACTCGGGGACGACGCTTTCGACGAACATTTTGCCCGTCTTGGCAGCGCCGTCCTCGATGGCGATGGTGTCGCCCTTCTTGGGGTTCCACGAGTCCCACAGCTCGCGGGTGTCGTTGAGTTTGAGTAGCAGCTCGTCGCTCTGCTTTTCGGCGTACATATCGTGATAGCAGCGGTGGACGCTGATGTCCGGGTAGATGTCGACGCCTTCGTATAGGATTTTCACGGCGTCACCTCCTCCACGGCGGCAGGGTCTCCGGCGTCTCCACGGTCTCGACGATCGGGATCCGCACAGCCTCGCCGCCCTCGAAGATCAGCACGTCGCTGAGGTCGGGGTTGGCCTCGATGATGGTGCTTGCCATGCGCTCCTCGTTATAGGCGACGAGCGCGATGCTGTCGAAGGTGTCGCCGCCCTGCGCCACATAATCAATAAAGCCGACTGTCTGCTGTGACATAGGCGCCGCCCTCCCTTCTGCTGAGTGCCTCGAGGATGAAGTCGATGAACTCCGGCTCGAGGTCGCGGAGCTTTCGGATCAGGGCGTCCTCGTCGGTGTCGCCCTCGATCTTGATCTGCGGGGAGAAGGACAGCCCGCTCAGGTCGTAGACCACAGCGGTGCCGGAGCCGCCGCTGAGCAGCTCGTAGTCGCTTTCGCCGTCAGATGCTCCGAGCATCCGGCCCGCCTCGGCCCAGTAGGACAGGTTTTGCGAGCGGTATGCAGGGTTGAAGCTGATGACGGCCTCGGTCGGGTAGTGCGGATCCTCGCCAGCGATGGACGGGCCTCTCGTGAAGCCGCCGGTCGCATAGCCAGAGACGGACGCGCTGCCGCCGCCCCCACCTCCGAACAGGCCGGCGATCTTGGAGATGACGCCGGAGCCGAAGCTGACAATCTTCGATACCCAGCCGACGATCGTGCCGAGCACGCTGGCGATGGGCTCCAGAATAGACAGCAGCGGGGTCAGCAGTGGGGTGATGGCACCGATCAGGCTCAGGATCGGAGGGAGTAGCGCCTGAACGAGTTGCATCAGGGGATCAAGCAGCGGCATGATGACGCTGTTGACGATTTGCAGGGCCACCTCCAGCAGCGGGGTGATGACCGGCAGCAGGCTCGAGATGATGCTCACCAGCACAGGCAGCACGGCGCTGACGATCTGCGTGATAATAGGGAGCACGGTGGCGAGCAGGCTGGCAATAGGCGGCAGGATCGCGGAAACAATCTGCATGAGTGGCGGGAGGAGCGTCTGCACGAGGCTGAGAAGCGGCGGGAGCAGAGTGCTCATTAGCTGCGTCAGAACGGGCAGAAGGTCGGCCGCGAGCTGAGAGATCAGGGGCAGAACGTCCTCGAGGGCGTCGGCCGCGCCGGTCAGGAACTCGTCGACAAACGGGGCCGCAGCCTCGACCGCCTTGGAGATGGCCGGAGTGATCTGCTCCATCAGCTTTTGCAGGGTCGGCATGAACTTGTTGAGCCCGTCGAACACAGTGTTCGCCATAGGCTTGAGGGCCACTTCGAGCCCCTGCTTCATAACCTGAAGCCGCTCGGCGAAGTCGTAGGTGTCATCGGCTGCGCCGGCGATCGTCTCGCCGTTTTCTTGCAGCTCGGCGGTCAGGTCTGCGACGGCCAGAGAGCCGTCTCTGATTGCTGCGGCCATCGTGGAGCCCGCCCTTGTGCCGAAGATCTCCGACGCGATGCTGGCGGCCTCTGCGGCCGTCCCGGCGTTTTTGATCTTTTCGTAGTACATGGCGAGCCCGTCGCTGGCGCTGATGCCCTCCTTGGCGAGTGTGGCGACGCTCTTTTTCATGGCGCCGAGCACTTCGTCGGTGTTTACGCCGGCCTTGTCGAGCTGGCCCATCAGGGCACTCGCTGTCTCGAAGGAGTAGCCCATCTCCTGAAGCTGCGGGCCGAACTTCTGCATATCTGCCATCAGATCCGTGAAGCCCATGCCCGTGCTCTGGCTGACCTTGAAAATGTAGTCCATAGCGCCGCCCATGTCGTCGGCGTCGATGTTCCACTGTTGGAAGGCTTGGCTCGACTCCTCGATCACGCTGCCGAGGTCGTCCCCGAGCATATCGCTCACTTGGATGGCCTGCTTGGAGATCTCCTGAAGCTGCGGGCCAGTGAGGCCGAGGCGGGTGTTGTAGTCTGCGATCGCCTTGCTGGCGTCCTCCATTGTGGTCGGGACGCTCTTGTAGACGGCGTCGAAGTCATCCAGAAGCCCGTCCAGCGCGTCGCCGGTGGCGCCGGTTCCGATGCGGATAGCATCAGCCGCGTCATCGAAGGACGCGCCGAGATCCTTCATGTACTTTCCGGCCTCGACGACTGCCTTGCCTGTCGCCACAGCGATGCCGCCCACGGCTGCACCAACGGCCAGCGCCTTCACGTTCAGGCCGCTGATTTTCTTCTGAGCCTGCTCGATGGCTTTGCCGAGTGATGGGTCGATGCTGCCGGCCAGATTGACGACCGCATGCATCGTTTTTCCGTTTGCCATGTGCGTCACCTCCTTCTGATGTGGGGTTTCTTAAAGCTGGCCGCACGAGTCGGCCGGCTCGCTTGGAGCCGCTTGGCCTCCTCGACGGCCTCCCCGTATTCGGTCAGGAAGTCGGTCAGCCTTCGCTCTCCGAGGTCTCGCGTCGACGTGTGGAAGGCTCGGGCGTAGTCTCGGATTGCGCGTCGGAGCTGTCGGGGGTGTAGGGTTCCTCCGACTTCCCGGAAATAAAATCCCGGCCGATCCTCATAATCTTCATAACGTCGTAGCCACGGACGCGCTCGAGGTCGGAGATGTCGATCTCGGGGTTGATGGCGATGATGGCAGCGAAGCCGAGGTAGAGGTGCAGGCCGTAGTCCAGCTCGGCCGCGCCGGCCGCGTTGCCGTTCTTGGAGCCGCTGGCGCTCAGCTTTCTGGCGTCAGCTTCAGCAAACGCCTGTGCGGTGATCTCGCTGATGTCATAGGTCAGCTCGTCGTAGCTCTTGCCGTTGATCTGCACGGGGTTGTCGAGCTTGATGGTGTTTTTCATTGGGTGCGTCTCCTTTCGATAAATAGAGGGTGCCGCAGAGGCGCGGCGCCCTTCAGGTTACAGCAGGCTGCGGATGTCCTTGGCGTAGTCGACGCCGCCGACGCGCAGGATCGTGTTGAGCTGGTCGATCAGCCAGTATTCAGCGCCGCCGACGTAGAGCTGGTAGCGGCTCACGGCAAACGTGGCCTCGTTCTCGCTGGTGTTGCCGGGATCCACAGAGAGGCCCGGGATGCCCTTGGAGACGCAGCGGAGGAACGCCTTGCAGCCTTCGGTCTTGGTGGAGCCGTCGGCCTGCTTCACGTCCTGAGCCCAGCGGATCTCGATGGTCTTGCTCTCGAGCTTCATCATGTTCCGCAGGCCGAGGTCGATGCCGATCTTGGTGATGGACGCCTCCATAGCCTCGATCTGGCCGAGGATGGGGGCGGTGTAGGTTCCCATAGCCTTGAAGTCAGCGGTCACAGGAGTGACGGCCGGCAGCGAGATGGTCACGTCTTTGGCGACGAGGGTGCCGCCGATGTAGACGGTGTCGGCGAGGATGGGGCCCTTCAGGTCGAGCCACAGGTTTGCCATTACTCGTCACCTCCTTCGTAGTAGACGGAGAAGCCCGCGTCGGTGTAGGCGACGTAGACGCTCGCAGACTTGAGGGGCGGGGTCGGGGTGACGGCGATGTCCCAGCGGAAGTCGCCATTCATCACGTCGGTGGTGCTGTTCTCGCTCTCGAGGAACAGGATCACAGGCTCGCCCAGCAGGGCGCCCATGCTCACATAGCCGTCGAGCTTTTCCTGCTCGCGGTTGATGATGCGATCCTTCAGCGCCCGGGTCATGGGGCTGTCGATCTCAGGGCTCCACTCGCGCTGGAAGCTGTTGGTGATGTGCATGAGCATCCGCATGGAGACGTCAAAGATCGCACGAGGATCCACGTCTGCGCCGTAGGTATAGGCGGCGGTATGGTCGCCCCACAGTACCCACTCGCCGCCCCACGCCACGGCGGTGCTGATGCCGTTCTGCGTCAGCTCCTTGCCGGTCTGCTGGTCGAAGCCGCGGTTGTTGGCGTTGGCGCCGAAATACTGCTTGATGATGGGGATGGCCTTGTTGCCGCAGGTCTCCATCGGGACGCTGTTGTGGCTGAAGTCGGCGCGCATGAGCTCGACCACGGCCATCGTGCTCAGGTGATACACGTTGCCGAGGTTGTCCACGCCCTGCGGCCAGTAGACCTTGGAACGCTCGCCGGTGAAGGCGTTGGCCTTCTTCCATGCGATCGCCTTGGTGATCGTGTCGACCGCCTGCGCGGTGCTGTCCACGAGGGGAAGGTCAGCCACGACGAAGGCGTCCCAGTGGCCGTTGATCTTCTGGCTGGCCGTCAGCATAGCGTTATAGACGGCAGGGCTGTGGCTCCATCCGGGGGCCGCGATCAGATTGCAGACCGCGAACTGCTCAGGATAGAGCAGCGCGATCGCGCTCAGGCCACTGTACTCGCCGGAGGAGGTGACGCCGCCGATGATGTCGCTGTCCTCGACGCTGTCATCCACTTCGTAGAAGGTGGCCGTCAGGTTGCCGGTGAGCTGCGCGTCGTCCTTCAGGCTGGTGATGATGACCGTGCCCTTGGTAAAGTTGTAGTCCACGGCATAGTCGGAGCCCTCGACGTAGTTGCCGCTGGTCGCCTTTGCGATGGTCAGCGTGTCGAGGATGATCGTGCTGCTGGCGAACTCGGCACGGCCGCCGGTGAAGGCGAGGGTCTTGGTGGTGGCCTCCTCCTTGCGGTGCTTTCCCTCAGAGGGGTCGAGCACGTTGATGACGTAGATCGGGCCGATGTTCCCGAGGGTGTTGTTGAAATGTGCGTACATAACCTCGCACAGGGTAAAGGTGCCCCAGTCGGCCGCGTAGCCGAGCTTCTTCTGCGCGTCGACCAGACTGGTGATCTTGATCGGCGCGTTGATGACGCCGGCTTTGCCGAAGCCGCGCACGAGGTTGACGGGTGCCGTGCCGATATAGACCGGCGTGGTGCCCGCCTGCACGGCGCTCTGTGCCACAGTTTCGCTGATGTGGCCGTAGGCGCCGTAGAGGTATTCGTTTGCCATCTGCTTATCCTCCTTTGCATGAAATTAGGGCAGCCACAGGGCCGCCCTTAAAGCAGGTGTTGGTAGCTTTCCGGGTTGCGGGTCAGCGCCTCCTCGACGGAGAACTCAGTCCACGCAAACCAGTACGGGTAAAAGTCGGGGACGGCGTCTTGCTCGGCGACGGGGCCGAAGGAGATGCCTTCCTCTTTGATGACGCGGAGGTCGCCGAGGTACTCGGCGTTTTCGATCCGTCGGAGGGCTGTGTCCACAAAATTCCATGCGTCACGCCAGCCCTCTCCGTTCTTCACGAAGTAGGCCGCCGCGGCCTCGTTGTATTGCTGGACGTAGGAGCCGCTGCCGTCGCCTTTCGGCTTGTAAATGTCGGGCCCGTGATAGCCGGGATCCCACGCCGAAAAGAGGAGCCGGATCTTGACGCTGCGGGCACTTCGGATCAGGCGGTCGTCGCCCTGAACGAGCTGCACGCAGACCGACGGGATCGGTGCGGCGATGTTCGGCGGCGTCCTGTCCTTTGAGGGAACGAAAAGCGAGAAGGCGGCCGGGTTGACCAGCTTGTAGGGGTAGGAGGCGTCTGTGGCCTTATCGTCCGGGAGCTTCAGCTTGACCAGAGGGCAGACCTCAGCGGTCAGCCAGTCCCGGACGGTTTCGATGCTGTTGACGATGGACATGGCGGCACCTCCTACATGGTGACGGTCTGGCCGAGGGCCACGGTGGCGATCCCCATGTCCTCGCTCCAGTCGTTGACGATGTACTCGCGGCCGTCGACGTTGAGCCCTTCGCCCGCCGGGCGCCGAGCAGGCAGATCCTCGACCGCCGCGTAAAGCAGCAGAGAGGACTCCGCGACGCTCAGCTCTTGCCCCCCTTGGCGTTCCTTCAGGGCGTTGTCGTCCAGCACGGCAGCGATGGCCCGGCCTTCGACGGTGTGCTTCTCACCGAACTCGTCGAGATTGAGAAACGTGCGCCGGCGGTCGGCCTCGACCATCGCCTTGAAGCTGAAGGCCATCAGACAGGATCGGCGGCGCCGATCTGAGGGGGCTCCTCGTCGTCGGTGCCGTCATCGGGCTGCTCGGCCTTGGCGGCCTCGATGGCAGCGATGACGTCGGCCTTCTTGCGCATGGCAGAGGCGTCCACGCCATAGCGCGCGGCCACTTCCTTCAGCTCGTCGAGCTTCATGTCCTCGTCGTACTCAGGGGCCTCGTCGGCCGCGGTGTTGGTGCTGGCAGGCTCGTCGGCGTCGTCGCCGTGATCGGGTGCGGGCTGCTCGGCAGGCTCGTCCTGCTCGCCGATGTACTTGGCGACGCCTTCCTTCACCAGACGGGCCTCCAGCTCGTCGTCGAACTTCTGAGGGCCGTCTGCTTCAGTGATGGGGATCACCTTGCGGCCGTTATAGTAGCCGAAGGTGCCCTTGATAATCTGGATCATGCTCTGCTCCTTTCTGCTGCGTTAAGTCCGTCAGGACGTCCGCAACGATGAACGGGTTCTTGTTGTTGGGGATCATCAGCGGGCGGCTGGAGATGGTCAGCGTGCGGCTGTTGCCTTCGGCGCTGCTCACATACTTCGGCACGCGGCGGCCGGCGTAGGTGTGGAACTCGCCGTCGCTCTGCTCGACCTGAGAGACGGCGCCGTAGGCGGTGCGGCCAGCGCCGGGAGCGGTGAGGACGCACTTGCCGGACGGGATGTAGAGCTTGTCGTTGCCTTCGTCGTCGGTATAGGTCAGGTCGTAGGAGATGACGCTGATGATGCGGCCGAGGACGTTCAGGCGGGCCACGATGGCAGCGCCGTCAGGCAGCAGCTCGGGCTCCGCGTTGCCGATCTCGATGCGGCGGTTGTCGAGGAGCTTCTGCACGGCCGCGTCGTTGATGATGGTGTCAGCCACGTCCGGGGAGCAGACCAGATCGGAGGCGCGGAGGCCACGCTTGGTCAGCATACGGATCATAGCCTCCAGATCCTTCAGGATCTTGCCGCCGGTGGCGTCCCACTTGGCCGTCGGGGTGTAGGTTGCGGGGTTGCTGGCCTCGGAGTAGAAACGGATCTCCATCTCGTCAGCCTTGTCGACGTCGTCGGCGATGTGCTTCATCACACAGCCGTTGGTCAGCATGGTCTCGGCGGCCATCGCTTCTTCGCGATTGGTGATGAGCTCGCCCAGCTCGTCAGCGTCGCGCAGGATGAGGGTCTGCTGGCGCTGCTCAGGGGTGAGCTGAGAGTAGAGGGCCTCGCCGAAGCCACGCTTGCGCAGCTCGTCGAGGGTCAGGACGCGACGGGGAGCCACGAAGGGCGGGGTGTAGCGTTCCATATTGTAGCCGGCGCGCAGGACGGTGACGCCGCCCTTGCGAGGGGCCACGAAGGGCGCCAGCTTCTTGCTGCCGTCACGGAACTCGACGAGCACGTCATCGGTGGCGAAGATGTCGCTCGCGTCGTTGGTGGGGAAATAGCGGTCACGCAGGAAGGTCGCGGCAGGGGTGAGCTGCTGCACGGCCATGAGCAGCGTGTGGGTGTCGTAGAAGTTAAAAGGCATTTTGTTGTCCTCCTTCTCTTAGTATTCGATGGCGTCGGAGAGCAGGATGCCGGCCTTGCGCAGCTCCTCCTCGTCGGTTGCCTTCAGGGTGTAGCCGCTTGCGACGGCCAGCTTGTTGCGGGCGAAGTGGCCGGTGCGGTAGGCCAGCACGGTCACGTCCGCGGTGGTGCCGACTTCCACGTCCTCGGCGAGGATGCAGTTGGCGGTCAGGGTTTCGTTGGTGGTCGCGGTGGAGCCGAGGATCACCAGCTTGCCGGCGTCGGCGGTGCCGGCAGACAGAGCCATCACGGTGCCGCGCTTATAGGTGGCCGCGGCGGTGGCCTCCTTGCGGATGGTCACGGTGAGCACGTCAGCGACGGGCTCGTTGGCAACGATCAGGCCGTCATAGCCGACGCTGCCGAGGTTTTCGTCCAGTCTCTTGCTCATTACTTCTTACCTCCGTTCTGAGACTTGGTGGAGTTGTAGAGGCCGACGATGGCGTCCACCTTTGCCTTGTCGTCGCTTTCGCTGCCTTCTTCGCCGCCGTTAGGGGCAGCGCCGACGCCGGCAGCGCCGGACTCGTCGTTGTCAGCCTTGGCGTCCTTCAGGTGCTTGGCACCGAGGGCCGCCTGCTTCTGCATGGCCTTGAGCGCGAGTTGCTCAGCGGTGCAGGGGGTCTCGCCGTACTTGGCGTCCCTGACGAGCTGCGCGTCGCCCACACTTGCGGCGATGCTGTCGATGGCCTCGATGCGGGCGCGCTCCTGCGTTCTGGCAGTTTCGGCCGCCTGCTGCTCGATCTGAGCCACGACGTCGGGGTGCTGTGCTCTCATTTCTTCGAGGGTCATGGTCTTGTTGTCCTCCTTCTTGGGGCCGTCGTTCTTGGCGGCCGCGTGTTTATTTCCAGCCGCAGGGGCGGCGTGGATGCTGTTGTCGATGGGGATCGTCCCCGGGATGCGCCTGAAGCCCTTGACGTCGTGCCGGATGCCGGCGACGAGGAGCACCTTCTTGTCGGCGCTCAGAGTGACGTCGGGGCCTTCGTCCGTGAGCAGGGTGTCGGCGAAGCCGTTGTCGATGGCCTCCTGCCCGACCATCCACGTCTCGCGGGTCATCATGCTGCGGAGCTGGTCGACCTCGATGCCGGTCTTGGCGTGGTAGATCTCCGCGATGGCCCGCTCGCTCGCGTCGAAGTCCTTCTGGAGCTTCTTCAGGTCTGCGAGGGTGTAGTAGTCGCAGAGCTGCCCGGCGACGCCGTGGATCATCACCATGCTGCCGGGATAGACCTGCACCTCGTCGCCTGCACAGGCGATGACGCTGGCCGCGCTGGCTGCGATGCCTTCCACGACGACGACCTTGTGGCCGGTCAGGCCCTTGATGGCGTTGTGGATGGCGATGCCGGTGTAGAGGTCGCCGCCGCAGCTATTGATCTTGATGGTGATGTTGCTCTTGCCCTTGACGGCCGCGAGATCCTCCATGAAGCTCTCGGGCGCGATGTAGAGGCCGGGCTCGGGCTCGCCCGTCCACCAGTCCACAGGCTGGCGGCTCACGACGTCGCCGTAGAGGGTGATCTCGCCCTCGTCGTCGCCGGTGCTGGCGACGTTCCAGAACTTGATCGGCGTGCCCGCAGTCTGAGGCCCGGCGCAGAGCCGGGGAGTGTTATGCGTTCTCATGCTTGTCTCCTTCCTTGATGCTTTTGATGGCCTCGGCGACGATCGCCTCCCGCAGAGCTGCGGAGATCGTGCCGCTGGCCGCTGTGCTCTGGTCGACCTGCCCCTGCGCTGCGCGCAGTTTCTCGTTTTCCCGAGCGAGCTGGTCGACATTGGCGTCCCACTGGCCGCCGTTGAGTCGGATGGTCGCCTGCTCTCTGGTCGTGATGCCTTCGCCGATGGCGAGGATCTCGGCCGTGATCTCCTTCGTCGGGTCGAGCTGTCCCTGAGAGGGGCCGATCCACTCGGCGCCGAGGTATGCGGCGCGGATCGTCGGGTCTGCGAAGAAGCCCGGGGCGCTGATGCGGCCGCGGGCGACGGCTTCAGAGAGCCAGATCTCATAGACTGGCGTGCAGAAGTCATCGACAAACCACTTGCGCCTCATGCGGAACGCCTTCCACGCCTCCATCAGGGCGGCACGGCTGGCGCTGTACGAGCTGTTGAAGCTCTTGAGCAGCAGGTCGGCCGGGATCTCGAGCGCGGCGCCCACCTGTTCGCAGATGGCGCGCAGGAAGGTGTTGAAGCCGCTGGCCGGCCGCTTGGGGTCTGCAAAGGTCACGTCCTCGCCGGGCTCCATGATGTTGATCTGGCCGGGGCCCATCTCGTACTCGTTAGGATCTCGGCTCACCTCCGGCAGGCTGCTCCCGACCTCGTTGAACGGGTTGTCGCCGGCGCCTGCCTCGGTCTTGATGAAGGCCGTGAAAAACGACTCGACGACCGCTGCGGTCAGCTCGCTCTCGGTGTAGCGGCGAAGCTGGAGCAGGGGCTCGATGACCTGCGCGAGATAGCTGACGCCGCGGTATTGATCCGGCCGCTCGCTCTCCATGACGTGCAGGATGTTCGGCAGGCCAGTCCGCTCACCGTATGCCTGAACGCGGGCCCACGTTGTCGTCGTGTTGCCGAGCTCGAAGGGGTAGGTGCTGCGGATGTGGTACGCCTCGATCTGGCCGTCACCGTTCACCTCGACGCCGTCGTAGATGGTGTTGCCGTTGGCCGCCTTGCCGGTGGTCAGCAGCATCGGGGTGATGATGCCAGAGGTCGTCGGTGTGGCGACTCGGTCGGCCTCGATCAGGTGAAGGCGCAGCGAGTAGGGCGTGAGCGGCGTCGGTTCGTACTGCTTCACGACGGCGAACACGTCGCCGCTGACCAGCCACGAGGAGAGTGCGAGCTGCTGCATGGCTGCGAAGTTGTTGACGCCGGTGGCGTCGCACGCCCTTTTGTTCTCAGACCAGAGGGCGAACTCCCGCTCGGCCTGAGCCTGCCATGCGTCCGCGGCCTCCTGCGTCATGCCGAGCGCCTCGCGGTCGATCCGGCTCTTGAGCTGGAGGCCGATGCCGACGACGTTGGTGCGGTTGGTGCGGATGGCAGAGGTGGCGATCGGGGCTGCCATGTAAAGCATCCGGGCACGCTGCCGCAGGGTGTAGTTGTTGGCGTCGATGTCCTCCTTCGGGCTGCCGCTCATAGCTCTGAAGCCCTTGGTCGCCTTCTTGTGCCAGCTTGCGCCGGCGTCGCCGTAGCCCTTATTCACGGGGCGCGGCTGCTGCCGCCTGTTTTGTGGGCGGCTTCTGCTTTTTCTTTTGCTGATGGTGCTCACCTCCTTCATGGTGAAGATGGCCGGGCCGGGAGAAAAGGAGCGAAAACTCCCGGCGTCGGCCTATGAAAAAAGCTCCTTTTGGGGCTTCTTTCACCAGTCTCGGGGCACTACTCCCACAGCTTTTCGCGGCTTCTCGCCGTTCAGTGCGGCCTCGAGGGCTTCGATGTCTGCCTCGAGCTGTTTGATGGCGGCCCGGATGGATCCGAGGTCGGTGTTGTAGCGGGCCAGATTGCGCGAGCCGATGCCGTAGCTCTGGACGCCTCCGTCCAGCATCTCGGCCTCTCGCTTCAGGTAGAGCTCCAGCCGGTTCCTCTTGATGGAGAGCTGGTACTCGATTTGTTCGCGGGTCTTTCTCATTGTGGTGTGTCCTCCTTACCAGTCGTCGAAGGCGTCGGCCCGGTTGTGCCGTGGCCGCTGCCGTCGCTGCTGCGGGGCCTTCGGCTTTTCCTCCAGCCCTTGCAGGCGGCGCTCGATGGCGTCCATGTCAGGGTTGATGATCTTGAGGCCGGCGTTGGCATAGTCGCGGCAGTCGAGGGCCTCGTTGCGGTTGTGGCCGGGCAGCTTCTCCCACGCCCAGCGGTCGCCGCGGCGTGTGTGCGTGAGCACCAGCTTCTCAGAGAGGAGCCCGTTGAAGAAATTGAGGTCATAACCGGCGTCGGGGTGCCGGTTGAAATGGCAATATTTCGGCCCGGCCTCCTGCACCTTCAGATTAGCCATGATCGTCGCCTTGCCGGCGTCGACGCCGATGGTGTAGAGCCAGCAGGTGATCCGCTTGTTGTCGCGGATCGGCACCTTGCTCGGAGGCGAGACGAAGGGGATGCCGTCGCCGCCCTTGCCCTTGATGGCAAAGACGCGCTTGCCGACGCGGGCCCGGCACGCCTCATAGACCTCTTGGGTGAAGTGGCCGCCGGAGTCGACGCAGGTGATGGAGATCTTCAGACCGCGGCCGTTTTTGAACTTGTAGACGTGGTCGACCACGTCGTCGAGCCGCTGCCAGACCTCCGGGGTGTCTGGTCGGCCCATGATGTAGCCCTTGACGATGCCCCACGTCTCGCCGTACTTCCCGTGACCGACCACCTCGTATTCGAGGCGGTTGTCCTGAGTGTCGACGCCGCAGGTCAGCACGAGCACGCCGTCAGGCAGCTCCACAGGGGTGCCGTCCGGGCGGGTGCCGTAGTCCTCGCGGCGGGCGAGCATGGTGTCCTCGTCCTCGAGGTCGCCGCGATCTTCCCACAGTTGGCCGAGCAGGGTGTTGTAGACGACCTTGAGGCGCTGCGGGTCATCCTTGGCGTCGAGGAACTTGAGGACGATCTTCTCCCACGGAGTCCACGGGCTCGAGAAGGCATTGAGCCAAAAAGAACGGACGCCTTTTTTGTAGGCGTCCGGGTTGTCGGCGATCCACTTGGCCGGCTGCTTTCGCATGACGTCCTCGGGGATCAGGCAGCCGCAGGCCGGGCAGCTCCACGAGACGCCGCTCTTGAGGCTCCACGACTTTTTCCCGCGGATCCGCTTGACCTCCGGGTCGAAATGGATATTGTCGAACACGATCTCGCTGTACTCCCCGCACTCGGGGCAGCGGTGGCACCAGCGTTCCTGCGTGCCTTGGTAAAAACTCGTCTCGATGTTGCTGTTGCCCTTGATGGTCGGGGTCGAGACCTCGACCGCCTTCGCGTTGTAGAATGTGGCCTGACGTGCTTCGGCCAGCGCCCACGGGTCGCCCTCGGTGCCGGCGCTGGTCGCCCAGCGGTCGCGCTCGTCGCCGATGATGTAGCGGGCGGGCGTGGAGGCCAGAGCCGAGGCGCTGTTGGAGCCGGTCAGGGTGAGCATACCGCCCGGGAAAGACTTCTGGAGGATCGTGTTGCCGCTGTCCTTGGCCTTGACGTCGTGCACCTTCGCCTTCAGGGGCTTGCTGTCGCGGATCATGGGGGCCACGCGGAGGCGGCTGAACTTTCGGGCGTCGTCGATGGTCGGGTGGACGTAGAGGATGCTGCCGGGGTCTTGGTCGATGATGTAGCCGATGATGTTGAGCTCGAGCTCGGACTTGCCGACCTGAGAAGCGGCTACCATGACTATTTTGTGCACCTTCGGATCCGTAAAGGCCCGCATGGGCTCCTCGAGGTACGGGGTGCGCTTGGTGCGCCACGGGCCGGCCTCGGCTGAGCTTTCCGGGGAGAGGCGGCGGTGCTTGTCGGCCCACTCGTCCACGGTCAGACTCTCAGGCGGGGCGAAGCGTTTGACCGCTCCGGCGATGGCGGTATTGAGCTTCGCGGCGGCTTTTTTAGTCGTCCGCGTCATCGGCGAGCTGTTCGCCCCAGCCTTCCCGATCCCTTACTCGCCGGGCGTACACCTCGGGATCGTATTTATAGCCGGCCAGCTCCGTCAGGATCTTGTAGACCTCTGTTCGGATGATCTCGGACGCCTCGGCGGGTGTTGCTGCGCCGGTGACGTCGACGGCCAGACGGCCCGGCAGGGCCACGAGCATCGACCTGATATTGTAGACGAGGTCGGTCATCACAGCCTCGACGTCCTCGCTGCGGTGCATGGTGCCCTCGAGCTCGCTGAGCTGGAGGGCGGCGATGTCTGCCTTGCTGCGCTTGAGGTCAGCCTCAGCCTCCAGACGCCGGCCCTCGATCTCGCTGTCCTTCTTCGACGGCTCCCGGCCGTTGGCCTTGGCCGTCAGGTATCGGATGTACCTCTGGATCGTCGGCAGCAGGTCGTAGCGGTTGGCGTTGCCTTCCTTGACCGCGGTGATGACGCCCTCCTTGGTGAGCTGCTGCACTCGGCGGGGCGTCATGTCGAACAGGGCCGCGATGGTCTTACTGTCGACGAGCTTGTTGTTGGTTGGGTTCGGCATGGCGTTCCCTCCTTTCTGCCGCTCGGGCGAAACGAAACGGCCCGAAAAAAATTTTCCCCGGCTGCGCGTTTTTTGGGCTCGCCAGCACCGCAGGCCAGAGGGGCCCGTCACAGTACCTTGCGGCGCTGCGCGTGGCCGTGGAGGCGTCTGCTCGGCGCTGTGGCGCGCTCTGTGCGCGTCTGGCGGTGCGGGCCGGGCTCGGTGTCGGGCGCCGTGGTGGGGCGCCCTGTGGGCCGCTGTGGGCTATTTCCCGAGGGCTCGGTCGAGGTTGTGCTGGAGGCGCTTGGCCGTCTCCTCTTGGAGCCGGGTCATTATCTTCTCATTGGTGCGCTCGCTGGTTATCATGGATGGCACCGAGATGGTGGTGAACTTCTTAATGTCGGTGCGCGTCCGGCTCATTCGCTGGAATGGAATGGCGCTGACGCCGCCGGGCTTGGTGTTGCCCGTCCCCATGAGGATATTGTGCGATCGCTCGGAGTACGGGCCGCCCGGGGTGCGGGTGTTCAGGTAACGGCCGATGACCTTCTTCTGTCCCTTGACCACCTGCATCCGCAGCGTGTAGCTCTTGCCCGGCGGTGCGGTCTTGGGCGTCATGCCGAAGTGCACGGGGGTGAGCAGCCGGCCGGAGTAGGGGATGGTCAGCACCTCGATGGTCTCGCCCGAGACGCTGACGCTGCCCGCCATCTTCTTCGGCTTGCCGCTGTTCTTGCCGGACGGGGTGATCTCGCCCTTCTTGATGTTGTAGACCGACGTGACTTCCTGAGCGATCCAGCTCGGCGCTCTGGCCTTGATGTCGCGGACGGTGGCCTTCACGGCCTTGCGGCCCTGCTCGTCGATCTGTGCGACGGTGTCCATGAGCTTTTGGAAGTTTTCGACCTGCATGGTGATGGTTGCCTTTGCCGTTGTTGTCACCTCCTGAATATGCAAAAAGAGACCGGCGGGCGTTGGTTCGCCCGTCGGCCTCTTGCCGTCGGTTGTTATTCGGTTTTCCTCTGGTCAGCCGCTCGGAATTGTCACGGCGTTGCCCGTGTGTCCGGCGGTCTTTTGCAGGATATAGAATAGCACGGGTCGCTACTGCTTTTCAATTCCTTTTACTTCCCTTTTGTTCCTTTTACTGCGTTTTACTGCCGCAGCTCAGGTAGGGGCTCCAGCTCGTCCAGCACAGCGGCGAGGTTGAGCAGGGCACGGCCGTGGATCTTGTATGTCCTGTTCTGGTAGGCGTCCACTCTGTCGACGTAGTCCCGCCGATCACCGAACAGGACGCCGCAGGTGCTCTCCCAGTCGGCCCGGTCGAAGTAGCGCAGCCGGATGACGGCACGCTCGTCGGGGTCGGAGAGCTGGAGGATCAGGCCCTCGATGGCGTTGCGCTCCTTCTTCTCCTCGGCCTTGAGCCGGTCGATCTGTTCCTCGAGCTCCATTTTCCGCTCCACCATCATGCCGGTGCGGTCGGATGGTGTGCCGGATCCGCGGGGCATACCTGTCAGATCAGGGCCGGGCGGGGAGGCCATCGTCATCTCCATGCGGTCGAGACGCTCGAGCTGGTTGTCGATGTCCCTCAGCATGGCGGTGTAGGCCGCGAGCCTGTCCTTGATCCGTTGTGTGATCGGCTTCTCGCTCATTATGTCAGGGCGTCACTCCTGCTCACCTCCTTCCTCGTTAGGCTCGAAGATCGCGGCGATCTCCTCGCGCGGTAGCTCTCGGCCTTGACGGACGCAGCGCACGTTATTGTCTCCAGTTGTTTTGATGTAGCGCCGCACGATCACGTCGCACCATTTGGGTTCGAGCTCGATCATGGCGCAGGTTCGCCCGGTGTTCTCGCAGGCTATGAGCGTCGAGCCTGAGCCTCCGAAGAAGTCGACCACGAGCTCGCCCGGCCGGCTGCTGCTCAGAATGGCCCGCTCGCACAGTGCGATCGGCTTCGGCGTTGCGTGCCCGCCTGCGTCGTCTCTTTCTGCTGTGTTTGTGATCGGGAAACGCCACACATCGGTCATTATGTCATGCTCGTCGCTGTCGTTGTGTGTGTTGTCGAAGAAGGCGCGCAGCTCCATCGCTTCTGCTTTCATGCTCTGGTATGCCTCGGACGGCTTGTTGCGCAGTTTCATCACTTGATCGTGTGGAAGGCTGAAGGCTCGGCCCTTAAATGCCTGCTGGAGCTTTTTGTAGTGCCACTCCGGGATCGGCGTGAACTGCGATTTGCTAAACCAGTGCCCCCACATTTGAACGCCGGTGATCTCCGTGAGCTGCTTGGCCTTGAGTCCGACCTTCTGAGCCTCTCCGACCATATAATCGAGGATCGCCTCGTATGCGTCGTTGAAATGGTCTTTGTTATTGTTGAAGCCTTCGACGCCGCACATAACAAAGAGGCATTTCTCGGTTTCCCTCGGGTAGCTCCGCATGAGCTCGCTGTTGACGCCGAAGGCTGAGTGCTTCGCCCATGTGATGTAGTTTCTGAACGTGATCTGGTTCGCGGCGATCATCGGCCGAAGGATGAAGGCGTAAATATCCATGAGCGGCTCGTCGATGCCCCAGCAGTACCAGCTCCCGTTTTCCTTCAGGATCGAGAAACTGAGCGCAATCCACTTCTTGTTGAACTCGAGGAGATCGTTCTGGTTCTGGTTGTCATTCTGGACGCCGTCGCTTTCTTTTCCCATGCCGTATGGCGGGTCGGTGAAAACAAGGTCGGCGCGCTGCCCGTCGGTTGCCTTCTGAACGTCGCCCATCTTCAGGCTGTCACCGCAGTAAAGCCGGTGGTCTCCCAGCAGCCAGAGGTCGCCGGGTTCGGTGAATGGTTCCTCTGGCGGCGCCTCGGGCTCGGTGTCGCCGTCCTCCTTTTCCGACTCGTTATCATGCAGAGCTTCGGACAGAGCCGTGACAAGATTGCCGTATTCTTCCTCGGTGTAGCCGCTGAGCATGAACGGGATCTCGCCGGTGTCGATGTCGGCGAAAACCTCGGCGAGCAGCTTGTTGTCGGTGGTGGCGAGCTCCGCGATGCGGTTGTCTGCCGTCAGGTCGGCCAGCTCCTCGGCCTCGCTGGCGTAGTCCTGATAGTCGACCGGGGCGTCGGTCAGGTCGTCGAGCTGTGCGGCCATGAGACGGCCGTGGCCTTTGGTGACGAGCCCGCTGCGCTTGCTGACGGTGATCGGGGCACGCCAGCCGGTCGCCCGGATGATAGAGGCGAGGAGCTTGATCTGCTCCGGCGGGTGCTGGTTGGGGTTCTTGGGGTTGGGCCGCAGATCCTTCAGCGGGACGATGGCGTCGTGTGCGCAGAACACGGGGACGCTGCCGGCGTATGCCTTCGGCGTGGCCGTGGTGCTGTACTCCTCGATCTCGGGGCCGGTCTGCGGCTGCGGTTTGTCTTTTTCCATGTGTTTCCTCCTTTCTGAGCGTTGCAGAAGGACGGGTTACTTCTCCGGGGCACCTTCTTCGTGCAGGTGGGCCTCGGTGTTGACCGTTCTGCTCCACCAGTCTCCCGGCTTGAATGAGCCGTTCAGCCATTTGCGTATGTTGGACTCTTTGTAGCTGTTGATCCGGCGCAGCAGCCGGCGCAGTTTGTCCTCCTCGATCTCGGCTGTGCTGCGGCCGAAGCTGATGCGAAGCTGGTCGAGCATGATCTGGACGTCAGCCAGCTCCTCGACCGCGTTCTCGAGTGCGGCCTTCGCCTCTGCGGCGCAGCTCACGCGCTTCACTTTGCAGAGGGCCTTGGTCAGCTCGGCCATCTCCTCGACGGCCATGTCCATTTGTGCCGGTGCGCCGTAGGTCGTGATCGCACGATCCAGAATAGTCCAGCGTTCCTCTGCGGTCATCACGGGCGGCCTCCCTTCGTCAGCTCTCTGACCAGTACGACCACGAGCACGATCACGATGATGGCGAGGGTGATGGCGGTCGGGATCCAGATCGGGGCCAGTACCCACAGCCAGCTCCAGCCGATGACGCCGGTGAGCTTCAGGACGATGAAGGCGACGGCGAGAAGGCCGCAGAAGCCGATCCCGCCGGCCGTCGTGTTGTTTCTTTCGTTGTTCATGTATTACCTCCAGTATTATTTGCCGAGCCCCTTCAGCGCGCAGGCCGTGCAGGCGGTTCGGACGTCGGGCTCCAGTGCGAGGATCCGGCGGGCTGTGTCCGTCTGCCAGCACTCAGCGCCACAGACGGGGCAGGTGGTGAGCCGCCAGTCGTCCGTCGGAGGCTCCGGGACGTTGTCATGCAGCGGCATGGTGAGGATCCCGCCGTCTCCGGGCTGGTGGGGCGTGAGGACAGGCTCAGGCTCGTCGGGGATCATGGCGTCGAGGAGCTCGTTGTACTTCTTGAATATGGCCTCCGACGCTGCGCTCCAGCTTTCGCCGTGCTCCGTGTCCTCCGGGGTGGCGACGTGGGCCAGCTCGTGCGCCAGCAGCTCAGGGGCGGCGCTGATAGGCGCCTCGGCCGAGATGCAGACGATCGGCGTGCTGCCGTCGTCGGGGAAGATGGTCAGGCCGTAGGCGGTGCCGTTGGTCTCGTCCCGCAGGTCGGGGACGTACTGCGCGACGTACTCGACGCCGGGGTAGAGCTCAGAGAAGGCCCGGGCCACGATGGCTGTCGGGTCATTGATGAAGGGCGAGGCCATCGGGCCGATCTTCTCGTACTGCTTCAGGGCTGCGTAGGTCTCACGCAGCATGGCCCGCACTTCGTCCTTCTTGATGCCGTTGATGGTGGGCCCGTTCAGGATCAGGTCGAGCATCTTGTCGCTCCAGTCCTGCATCAGGTGGGTCTCCGGCATACCGCAGCCGAAGGGCACGACGTCGACCTTCTCACGGGTGAGGGTTTCGTATTCTTTCACGGTGCTGCTCCTTTCAGAAAAGCCGAGCGGGCCGGAGCCCGCCCGGCGCTTCACTTACTGCATGACGACGACCTTGCCGGCGTCGATCAGATCGCCCATGTTCTTCAGGAAGTAGTCGGCGATGTTCTTCTTGGCCTCGAGCTTCCAGATGCCGCCGTCGGCCTCGAAGAAGCCGATCCCCTCGTCGGGATCCACGCGCAGCAGAAACTCGCTCTCGGGCTGTTCCACCTCGAGGAATGTGCGGAACGGCCGCAGCATGACGCGGGGCTTGATCTCGACGACCGCGTTGAGGGCGACGCCCTGACGTGCCTCGACGGTCTGCGTGACGCCGTTGTCGTTGGTGCTGACGCTGTTCTCGTTGGTCATGCGACTCAGCAGGTCGAGCAGGTAGGCCGTTCCCTCGTTGGGGATGCAGAGGCTCCGCAGCTCGATCAGAGCTACCTCGCGTCCTCTGAAGCCGGTGTACAGGCCCGGGGCATCAGCCTTGGCGCGGTAGAGCGTGTTGCGGGAGAAGTCGCTCAGGTAGGTGGTCATCACCTCGACGGTGTCGTTGCTCTTGACCTGCACCATGATGGTCGTGCCGACCTTCTCGAGCTCGGTGCGGATCAGCTTGCAGATGCTATCGAGGCCGCTGACGCTGATGCAGTCGGGGCGGTCGACGTGGGGCGGGATGCGGGTGAGGGGTGCGTCGGCGTAGGTCTGGCCGCCGATCTCGAAGGTCTTGGTCTCCTTCAGGCTGACGATTTTGTCGATCATTTTTGCGAGCATTGTGTTGTCCTCCTTGTTCTGTGTTGTGGGTGGTTATCCGTGCTGGACGAGCTTCAGGAGCTTCGGGGCCTCCTGCTGCGTGCCGTCCATGTTCATTTGGCCGGGCACCTGCGGCACCATCTCGGCGACGACGAGCTCGCCGTTGCCGTCAGAGGTGACATAGAGGGCCGTGGCGACGGGGTTGGTGGCTGCGAGCGTAGACTTGGCCGTCACGGAGACGCCGATGGTGCGGCGCTCGTCGTCCGGGGTCAGCTCGATGGTGAGGGTGATCTTGCGCTTGGCCGTGGCCTTCGTGTTGGGGTCGAGGATGTTCTGGATCACCTTGTCCATCTCATAGTCGACGCGCTCCTCGAAGGCGCCGCGGGCCATCGACATGATGCTGTCGCGCTGGTTCTGTTCGTTCATGGGGTTTCTCCTTTCTTTCCGCTGCCGGCCGTGCCGTACTTCTCGAGCGTGTCCTTCATCGCTCCGGCGATGCACTCGGCCATAATGGTCGCGGCCTTGGTTTCGCTGTTTTTTGCGGCCTGTTCAATGGCTGCGCGGATCTCGTCGGGCTCGTAGCCCGTATTCTCATAGGCGGCGAGCTTCTGGACGAGCACCTCCTTGGTGGCTGCGCTCCAGTAGCCCGTCTTGATGCCGTTGGCTCTCTCGTGGGTCAGGCGTTCCATGCTGGCCCTCCTCTCAGGTGGCCGATCCGAGCGTCATCTGCTCGGCCTCGGTCGGGTTGTCGGCGTAGGCTGCGGCCGTCTGGCCTGTGGGGCCCGAAGGCTCCGCTCTGGCCCACACGGCCTCGGTGGCGTCCGAGCGGGTGGCCTTACGGCGGCCGACCGTCGTGAGGATCCCAATCTCCTTCAGCTCCGTGAGCCGCGGGGCGACGTAGTTGCGGTTGAAGTACGGGATCCGGCCGGCTGCAACGAGCTCCTCGGTGATCTCGCTGGCTGTGAGCTCACGGTTGCCGAGGGTCTCGAGGATCAGGCGGCAGCGGGCGGCCCGCTTGGGGAGTACGGCGTCATAGCTACGGCGCCGGGTCTCTTTGGTTGTCTGGTTCATGTCTTTCCTCCTTTCCAGCCAGCTCGACGCTGTCGGCTGGCGCGCTGTTGGTGCATACTTGCCCGGACTATGCGACGTCTGTTTTTGCGGCGGTTTCAGCCTGTGGGAGGAGTTTGAAGATCTCCGCGATGACCGAAGCCGTCCATCCGTTTCCGATTGCTCTCTTTCTCGCCGGCTCCGGGACGGCTGCTGTGTAGCCGACGGGGAGCCCTTGGAGTTTTTCGAGCTCCTCGACGGTAAAGTGCCGGATGACATTGTCGTAAAATACGCAGATGTCGCAAGCGCAGGTGATGGTATGGCTTTTTTGATGTATCACGCGGCCGCGTCTGGTGGTGCTCCCGGGGAAGGCGAGGGAGACGCCGTCGCCATCGACGGCCTCGATATATCCGCGGGCCGTGGCCTGCTTGACCACGATGCCGCCGGCGGTCTTTTGGACGAGCCCCATCGAGCCCTCAGATATTCCCGGGCCGAACAGGAGCCCGCCGGCCTCCGTGAAGCCGCTCACGTCGACGTTGCGGTCGATGATGGTGTTCAACGGCTGCCCCCCCCGCTACTCAGCGGGCCGAGGTCTGCGATGTTGCTCCAGTAGGCCCTCGGCCGATTTTGAGCGGAGTGTGCGCGGCTGTTGATGTGGACGGGCTGCACGCCGAGCTTCTCAGTGATGACGTCCTCCCACTCGCGTTTCATAATCACGTTTTCGAGGAGGAACTTCACGTCGGGGTTTTTCTCCCTGACTTCGTTCAGGACTCGCACATAGTCAAAAAACAGACGGCTGCGCGGATCGTCGAAGTTTAGGCCGGCCCCAGCCCTCGAGAAGCCTTGGCAGGGGCTCCCGCCGATGACGAGGTCGATTTTCGGGAGGTCTGGCGCCGTTACGCTTTCCACGGGGCCGATGTGGATCATGTCGGGCCAGTTTGCTCTCGCCACAGCCTTCGCGTCCTTGTCAATCTCGCTGGCGATGTAAAGGTCGACGGGCACGCCAGCCATCTCCAGCGCGAGGCGGCCGGTCGCTATTCCGTCGAAAAGGCTCAGGACTCTCATGCTGTCACCTCCTCGATGCCGTGCAGGAACTTGATGAAGCCGGCCGTCGCCGGCACTTCGTAGCGGGAGAGCTCTGCGTGCGTCATGTATTTGCGGCCGTAGATCTCGGCCATGTCACGCCAGATGGGCCACGGCACGCGGTAGAAGTCCGTCAGGCTCACGGAGACGAGCACGAAGGCGACGGCGCCGAGCTTGTGATGGGCCTCGAGGTCGTCCTGCTGCTCTTGGGTGAGCCGGCGCTGCTCGATGCGCTCGTCGTCGGTGTGCTTGGCCTCGAAGTAGATGCTCCGGCCGCCCTTCAGGGTGCCGCCATAGTCCGGCTGGGCCTGCTTGGTGTAGCAGGCGAGGAACTGGCCCTTGCGGTTCTTGGCGCCGAGTGGCTTCATGGGCTCCGGCGTCTTTTCAATCTTGGCGAGGCCGCGGCTGAGGTAGTAGTCGCACGAGGCCGAGATGATATTCTCGAAGTAGCCGCCGGCGACTCTGGCCTGCTTGCCGCGGATCTGCGCCATCATGTGTTTTTCGGCTGCGTAGGGCGTCGGGTCGTTGTAGCCCTCCGCGTTCTTTCTCGGGTCGTACTTCGTCACGGCGTTCAGCCTCCGATCTCGATGTGGGTGCCCGGATCGGCGATCAGGCGGTCAGCGAGCTCGAGGATGACGCTGCCATCCAGCTCGATGCTGAGAGGGCCGTGGTCGAGGTGCTGGTTGCAGACAGCCATCGCTCTGAAGGCGGGCAGGTGCAGCGTCACGCTGCCGATGTCAGGCTTGCCCTCGGGCTCCTCGTCAGGCTTCAGCTCGCTGATGGCCTCGAAGCCGTTGCGGACGGGGATGCCGTGCGCCTTGGCGAGCTCGATCTCCGCGGCCATGCCGGCCGAAGGATGGTCAATGCCGAAGGCCCACAGCTCAGAGCAGCCGAGCACCAGCTCGCTGCCGATCTTCAGGGCCAGCTCACGCTCCTCGGGGACGTTGTCGTCCATGAACTGCGTGAAATAGATGTGCGGGGTGACGGGGATGACGCCCTTCTGCACAGCCGCGCGGCTGTACTCCTTGGCGCGCTGGATGTTGTTCTCGTAGTCCCCGCGGCACGGGGAGCAGATGTAAACCTTTTTCATGTTGTTCCTCCTATCGTGAGCGCCAGCTCTGGCCGGTGAGGGTGATGCCCCTGCACATTTCCATGAGCCGGTCGATGGTGGCCCGGGCCGTCATGCTGTCGCGGCTTTCTCGTGGCGTCATGCGGTCGATCAGGGCCTCGGTGTCGTAGTTGGTGGTCACTATGGTCGGCAGGTACGCCTCATAGCGGCCGTTGATGATGTTGTAGACCGTGGAGATCGCCCACTCGGTCGGCGGCTCCTTGCCGATGTCGTCGATCACGAGGAGCGGGACGGTCTTGTAGATCTTCAGGACGTCGCTCTCGCTGCCGCCGGTCGTGGAGTAGGTGCGCTTGATGCGCTCCAGCAGGTCGATCATCGTCATGCAGATGACCGGCTTGCCCTGCGCGATCAGGTGGTTGGCGATGGCAGCGGCGAGGTGGGTCTTGCCGGTGCCCGGCGGGCCAGCTATGAACAGGCCGTTGCGGCCGGGTTCCTGACGGCCGGGCTGTGGCAGCATGGCGTCGAAGCCTTCGGCATAGCGCCGGGCGGCTGCCGCTGCGCGTTTGTTGTCGTCAGTGAGCTGGAAGGTGGAGAAGGTGCGCCGCAGGAAACGGTCGCCCATGCCGGACTCGCCGACGATGCGCTTGATGCGATCCCGCATTTTCTTCTCCTCCTCAGCCTTGGCGGCTGCGGTCTCAGCAGCTTCGCGCTCTGCCTTCTCCTTCTCGTAGGCAGCCACAGCCTCGGGACAGGTGCATCGCTCGGCTCCGTAGGGAGGCCAGAGGATGCGGTTGCCGAGCGGGATGCCCTTGTGGTAGCGCAGGGCGCCGCAGAACTCGCAGGGGACGGGCTCGGGGACTCCGGGACGGCCGGCGAGGCGCTCGTCGTTGCTCCAGATCCAGTTGCCGGGGTCACTCGTCGTCGGCCGGCTTGAAGCCCTTGCCCCAGTCTCGGCCGGAGCTGTCGGGCTGTTCAGGATCTCGCTGATTTTCTGCACCTTCGTTCACCTCCTCGTTGTCCCAGTAGCCGCCGTTGAGCCATGTGCTCGGGTTCGGTATGTAGCGCCCGTTCTCCCGGCGCCACTGGTCGCTCCGCTTCTGAGCGTCGACCGCCTGCATGATCCTCTCGTGGAGCTCAGCGGTGGGCTTGATCTTGTTCCACGCCTTCAGAGCGTATTGCTTGCCGGTTTTTTTCGGGTAGGCTTTCCAGAACTCGAGAAATCTGACCTCGACGAGCGACTTCGTGCCGCCGTCGCTCCCCTCGTCAGAGGGGGAAGGGGGTGTATTACCTTCTCTTGTGTCATCTTCTCTACTCTGGTCTACTCTGCCTCCGGCTTTCTTGCGGCCGCTTGCCGGTCGTCCGGCGGTCGGTGCGCGGTCGTCCGGCGAGGTGTCGGCAGACGCCGCAGCAGCGGCCCGACGGTTGCGGGATCTCTCTTTTTCGGCCTGCCGCTGGTCGATCAGCTTGCCGGCGTACTCATACCAGTCGTGGATCTCGAGGCTGCCGTCCTCTTTTTCGTCAATCCAGCCCGCCCGGATCAGCGTTTTCGCCAGCTTTTCGGGGTCTCCGTCCCACTGAGCGGCCCGCGCGATCATGCGCGGCGTGATGTCCGAGAGGCTGCCGGTCGGGGCGTTGTCGAGGGCCCACAGCCAGAACGAGACGAGCAGCCCCATCATGTGCGGCGGCTCGACTTCGAGCTGGTCAGCAGCGTCGAACAGTTTGCGGTGATCCTTGAGTGTCTGATGCACTTGCAGCCATGCCACGGTCGTCACCTCCTTTCTGTGGTCGTTGGTTTGTGGCCTGTTTTTGGTCGTCTGCCGGTCGTCCGGCGGTCAGGTTAAAAGGGAAGGTCGCCATTGTCCTCGATCTCCGTGAAGTCGCCGGAGCCCTCAGAGTAGCCCGGATCGGCGAAGTCGCTGCCGGAGCTCTGGCCGCCGTCCTTCTTGCTGTCGCAGAAGTGAACGGAGTCGACCGTGATCTCGACGGCCTTGCGGCGGTTGCCGTCCTTGTCCTCGTAGCTGCGGCTCGTGAGCTCGCCCTCGACGAGGACGAGGCGGCCCTTGCTCAGGTACTTGCAGACGAACTCAGCCTGTGCGCGCCATGCGACGCACTCGATGAAGTTGGTGATCTTCTTGCCGTCCTTGGTCTTGCGGCCGGTGTCGCTGGCGAGGGTGAAGCTGGTGATCGCCGTGCCCTGCTGCGTGTACCTGAGCTCAGGGTCGGCGGTTAGACGGCCTTGGAGGCCGGTGTGGTTATACATTAGGCGTTTCCTCCTTGCTGGTTATGCTGTGCGGCCGCATTGTCGAGGGACGTGCAGATCTCGTCGTACTCTTGGCGGGTCAGGGTGGCCGGATCCTGCTTTTTGTACTTCTCCACGATCCGGGCGTTGGTGCGCTCCTTGGTCATTCCTGCGGCCTCTGCCTTCTTGTAGAGGCGTGCGAGCTGCGCGTCGCTCAGGCGGCCGGAGCTCTGCCCCTGACGGCCCTGTGTGGCCTGCTGGCGGCCTCCAGCGCCGGATCCTTTGCCCTGTGCGCCGAAGTCACTGTTGTCGGGGTCGTCCTCGCCTTGGTCGACGGTGAACTTCTCGAAAAGGTAGTATTTCAGGGCGTAGGTATGGGCCGCGCCCTTGGCCTTGGCGGGGTCATCGTTCCAGCCGACGGCGTGGACGGTGGCCTCGATGGTCTCGTCATCATTGTCGAGGTTCAGCCAGCGGATCGTCAGGTCGGCCTCATAGAGGAACATGAGCTTGTCGCCGTTGCGGGTCTTGGTCTGCATGGTGATCCAGTAGACCGGGTCGCCGTTCTCGGCGTGGCGCGTGGCCTGCTCGCTGATGACGTCGAAGTCGACGCCGAGCTCGTTCATTATGGGGGTGATCTTCTCCCACACGTCGTAGATCTTGGCGTACTTGTAGCTGACGCCGTCGCTGTGCTGCTTCTTGACGATCTCCGGGCAGGCTTTCCGCATTTCGACGAGCTTCTGCCGGAGCGTCAGGCAGGCGGCTTCAGGAGGGGCCGCGGCAGCGGCCGCCTCGGTTTTCTTGGTTTCTGCCATATCGGTGCCTCCTTACACGTCGACCGTGAATATGCCCGGGGTCTCGTAGACGGTGACGCCCTCCACGATCTCGCCGGTCTCGGTCAGGGTTGCGATGTCGCCGGTGTAGCTGAGCAGCTTCTTCAGATCGGCCCAGCGGGTCGACTCCTCGACCTTTACGAGCTCGCCGTAGCCGTTAGCCTTGAGCCACGGCACCAGCTTGGTCTCGTCGAGCTTGGTCTTGGTGGTGCCCTTCTTGAAGGTCAGGGTGCCGGAGAGGAGGCGGTACTTCTCCGTCGTCTTGGTCTCCTTGTGGGGGACGGTGGCGAAGAAGTCGGCCAGACAGCTCGTGAGGTACGAGGTGCCGTTCTCCATGCGCTTGCGGGCGGCGGCGACTTTCTCGTTGATGGCCGCGATCTGCTCGTCGGCCAGAGCCTTCAGACGGTCGTACTCGCTGCGCTCGTCGGCGATCTTGCGGATGGCCCAGTCGGCACAGCGGTCGTCGGTGATGCGGAACGGGGCGCGCTCGCCCTCTGCGACGGTGCCGAGGTCGACCTGCTCCAGCTCGTCCAGCGTGGCAGCAGGCAGCAGCTCGGGCTCCTGTGTGGTGGTGGCCTCGACGTCTGCCTGCTCGGCAGCGAGGGCCGCGGTGGTCTTATCGCTCATGTTGTTTCTCCTTTCTGATGGTGCTCGGCGGCTCTGGTGGCCGCGAGCTTGCTGTATTGTTCGTCTATCTCGATCCCGATGTACTGCCGGCCGGTTTTCGCGGCCGCAGCCAGCGTGGAGCCGCTGCCGGCGAAGGGATCGAGGATCAGGGCGCCGGGGATGGTGGTGGCTTCGATGAGCTGCTCCAGCAGCGCCACAGGCTTCTCGTTGGGGTGGGTGAGGCTCTGGTTTCCGACCTTGGCGCAGGCGATCAAGTCGTCCGGCCGTTTTCCCGGGAGCTCGTAGCGTCCCTTGGTTGCGAAGATGATGGCCTCATATCGCGGGGCAAAAGATCCTTTCAAGTCTCCCATGCCGTGCGCCTTTTTGTCCCACACGATGACCGACTTGACCGTCAGGCCAGCGAGACGCAGCGCGTCGATGAATACCTGCTGAACGTCCCAGCGGGTAAAACAGAGTACCCCCCCCCGCGTTTCACGACTCTGGCGGCGTCATAGATCCACCAGATAAACGGGGCCTTGTCGTTGGCGATTTTTGCGAGGCGGCTGGCCTTTTCTTTTCGGCCGCTTTGGTAGTCGATACCGTAGGGCGGGTCAGTGATGACCATGTCGACGCTGTCGGCCTCTATGTCACGCAGCACGGTCAGGCTGTCGCCGGTGATGACGGTGTTGGCTTGGATCATTTTTCAGCAGCCTCCTTTCTCTCGGTGACGTTGAAGGTGAGCATCACGCCGCAGGTGACAGGGGTGACGCTCTCGAGCTCGAGGTCGCGGCCGCTGCGGAGGTGCAGGGTCTCGCCCGGCTTCATTTCGGTGAGGTGTTTCATCTGGTACTCCTTTCTGCAAAGAAACGGTGCCCGCCTTCCTCGATGACGAAGATCTGGCTCTCGTGGAAGTCGCTGGTCACGAGGGCGGGGTTGTAGAAGTAGAGGATCGGCTCGTCCACGACGGTCTCGCCTCGGTCGAACACGGCCGCGACGGCGTCCTTGACGCGCTGTGTGGGATCCGGCCGGCTCTTTGTGTAGCTGTAAAGGACGACGGCCTCAGAGGGATCGACGCCGCGCTTCTCGGCTGCGTTGAGGATGCACTGAGCGACGAGCATCTGGCCCTCGAAGGACTCCCCGCCGGCCTCGGCCATGACCACGCGCTCGACGACGTCGCGCTCGGCGTCGGTCAGAGGGTAGCGCACGGCGGGCTCGGTCGGCTCCACGGTCTCAGCAGTCGGGGCGGGGGTGTCCGGGATGTATGCGCCGACGATGTTGGTCGGTGGCAGGAGGTCGGCCTCCTGCTTGCTGCCGGCCGGGGTGGTGAAGATTGCCACAGAGATGCCGCCCAGTAGAAGGACGGCAGCGGCCAGCGTGGCAGCTCTCAGGGCTTTCCTCTTGGCACGGCGGCGCCGGCGTGTTATACTTGCGGTGCGGGATCCGTATGCTGGCAGGCTGCTGGATCTTCTCGCGTGGGTCGCCCGGTCGCAACGGGCGGCCCTTTCTTTTGTAGTTTCCATTGGTTTCTCCTTTCACTGAGCCCGTGCGACGGTCAGATCACAGAGGGCGTGAGTGAGGTCGCTGAACTCGGTCTCTCGGACGGTGTCAGCGGTCAGCAGCACGAGGTAGTCGTTGTCGTAGTAGTCGATCTCGGGGTGTCGCTGCCGGTTTACTTCGTTTTTGTGGCGGGCGTAGGGCTCGGCACGGTTCCAGACGTCGTCAGGGATCCAGCGGTCAAGGTGATCCTCGACGCGCTCGCGCAGCTCCTCGCTCGTGATCGTGATCTCCGGGCTCATGCTGTCACCTCCGCGCCACGCGGGCCGGGAGCGTCTGCTCCGGGCGAGTCAGGCCCTTGCTGAAGCTCTGCGGCTCATATCTGACGCCCACGATCCGGCGGCCGCTGACGCCGTACTTGGGGTTGTAGCCGAACAGGTTGACGTAGCTGCCGAGATCCTCGCGCTCGTCGTCCATCGCCTTCAGCACCTCGAACAGGGCCAGCACGTCGTCGATGGCGCGATGGCTGTTCTGCACCTTGCCGGTGAGGTCGTAGGCGATGATCGCGTTGGCGAGCTTGTGCGGGTAGGCCCTGCGGTCTTTGTAGACCGTCAGGCTGTCCAGCCAGTCGATCCGGCCGACCTTCTGGCCGCGGAGTAGGCCACGGAGAAAACAGGCGTCAAACTGTGCATTGTGGGCGATCATCAGCGTCGGGCCGTTCTGCATGAGCTTGGCGATCTGGCCGGCTGCCTTGACCGGCTGCACGCCCTCGGTCTGGAGCCGCTCGTCGGTGATGCCGGTCAGGCTGACGATGTTCTCCGGGAGGGTCTCGCCCTCGGGCAGCTTGATGAAGGTGTCCATCTTGCCGGCGATCCGTAGGCCGCCGGTAGCCGTGCGCTCCACGCGCAGGGCGGCGAGCTCGATGATCTGGTCGTTGTCGAAGTCGAGGCCGCTGGTCTCGGTATCAAACACGACGAGGGCCTTGTAGCGGTCGAACAGGGTGGAGAGGTTACTCATGCCGAGCCTCCTTCTCGCGGGTAGCTCTCAGGGTGCCGAGCATAAACGAGAGGGCTGTGGTCAGTTGATCCTCAGTGGCGAAGGTGCCGCCGAACTGCTCGGCCAGCGCCGCGATGATCTCGCCGGCGTGCTCCGGCGTGACGTCGTCGGTGGCTTCGTCGTCCTCGACGGAGATCAGGAGATCGGAGTCCAGATAACAAGCGGGGCGCAGGCCGTTGAAGCCGCCGAAGGCGTCGCCCCAGTACAGCGCGCCATCGGAGTTGACGTTGCGGGCGAGTGACTCGTAGCCGTTAGACTTCGTGCTGAAGGCGGTGGACAGCCACCACCAGTCGTCTGCATTGGGGATGACGTCGCGGTTGCGCCGGTACTGGTCGATCGTCAGCAGGAAGATGGTGACGGTGCAGGTGCCGTAGTCCTTCAGGCCGTCGTCGGTGGTCAGGTCGAGCTCTGTGGTCAGGAAGGCGTTGGGGCCGTTCACGTCCTCGAGCAGGTTGTCGAGGTAGGCGCCGTTGAGGTATTCCTTGCTGCTGGCGACGGCGAAGTTGTTGCAGTTGCCCTCGTCAAAGGCCCGGGTCTCGATGATGTCCTTGCTCAGGCAGAGGGCACGGCCGTCATCATTCTCCAGCAGGATCCAGCTCTGGCCGGCATAGTCGAAGGCCGTGCCGCGGGCGGCGTTCTTGAGTGCGATCTTTTTCATGGGGTTGCTCCTTTCGTTCTCTGCGGCCGAGCCTTCTGGCTGGCCTGAATGTTTGGCAGGGTCTCGCCGGCGCGGAGCCGGCTCTCACAGTGCGGGCAAATGTAGCCGGTGCGGGGGATCTTCTGGTAGATGCTGACGTTCCAGTCGAGCCCGCAGCCGACGCACTTGGCTGTCATGGGCCTCCACCTCCTTCCGCAGCCAGAGCCTCGAAAACATAGCGCCGGATGCGGTTGCGGTACTTCTTCCGGGTTCTGGCTTTCTTTGCGTGAGCTGCGAGGTGCAGCCACTTCGGCGGCACTCCGATGGCCTTGGCCGATACCTTCCAGAGTTTTTTGAGGGCAGAGAGCACAGCGTTGATGACCGGCTTCAGGGCCTCGGCCAGCTTGGCGGCGATTTCCCGCAGAGCGTCGGCCAGCTTCTCGAAGGCTTCGCGGGCCTGCTGCATCTTCTCACGATCGGCGAGCGTCATGCTGCCGTCGTAGACGTAGGGGCTCAGCTCGTCGTCGCCTCCGTCGGCCAGACGCTCACAGAACGGGAGGCCGGCAGCTTCGGCAGCCTTGCGGCCCTCCTCGAGGGCGTCCCGGCCTTGCGTGACTTCGCAATAGTCCGCGAGGCGGTTGCGGCGGCCTTCGTAGTGCCAGCGGATCCCGGCGGCGATCTCGTCGATGGTCATGTCCTCACCGAAGTGGCCGCAGTAGTAGCCGTTGACGATGACGGCGTCCGGGTCTGCCTTCAGGATCCCGATGGCGTCGTTGAGGTCGTCAGTCTCCCACTCGCCGTTCCAGATGTCGCTCCAGATCGTCAGGGCGTTCCACGAGCGGCCGGTGCGGTACACGATTGTCCAGCCGATGCCGTCGCGGATCTCCGCGGCGAAGTCTCGGGCGATGTCTCTCAGTGCTGCCATGCTGGCGCCTCCTCTCTGGTGATGTGCACGACGGTGACGAGGTCGTCGATCTCGTGCTTGGTGGTGTATGTGTCCCGCTCGTCGAGCCCGATGTGCCGCAGCAGCGTCTCGGGCCCATCCAGCAGGAAGGCGGTGACGGCCACGGCGTTCAGCCGGTAGACCGTGACCTCCACGGTGCAGTGGGCGTCGTCCTCGTCCAGCGTGGACGGGAACGAGGCCCGGCAGATTGGGCTCGCCTCGTATCTGAAGGCGGTCGCGCGGTTCTCGCCGGCGATGATGTCCTTCACGAACTCCTCGAAGGCTTTGCGGGGGATTGAGCTGCGGTACTTGTCCAGCGTGACGTCGGCGAGCTGCCGGATGGCTTTGGTGTTCATGCTTTTCACCTCACTTTATCTCGTGGATCAGCGTCCTGAAGTGGAAGCACTGGATGTTGTAGCCGCCGGCGCCGATGGTCTGGATCTTTGCCTTGCCCTCCGTGCCGACGATGATGCCGTTGATGTCGCCCTCGGGGCCGATGTAGAGGGCGGCCGCGTCGGTGATGGTTCCGACCGTGCTCATAATGCGGCCGATCAGGTCGAGCAGCTTGGCCCGCTTTTCTTCTTCCATCGTCTTTTCGAGCCACGCCTCGCGCTCGTCCTCGTTGCGGATCTCCAGCAGTCTGAGCGTGATCTGGTCGCCCGCTTCGCGGAGCTTCTTCTGGATCTGGTGATATTCCAGCCCGCGCTCACTCAGGAAGGCGTCGACGTCGCGGCGCGGCCAGAGGTTTGCGAGGTCGTAGTCGGTCAGCTCGCGACCCTTGTAGAGCTCGCGGTACTTCTCGAGAGAGGGGAGCGTCTGAAGCGCCTCCAGCCGGGCGGCCCGTTCCTTGGCCTTCAGGCCCTCGCGGTACTCGATGAAACGGATCCGCTTCTCTCGGTAGTAGCCGATCGCGTGCTGTTTCCAGTTTTCGAGGAAGTCCTTCAGTATCTCCGGGGTGTTTGCCTCGAGGTAGGCGTCGCGGGTGATGCGGGTGTTGAGCTTGTCCTGCCAGTTTGCGAGGGTCTCGCGGGCCTCGGCCAGCTTGGAGGTCGCGCTCTTGATGTCCTCGCGCTTGATGCTGATGTCGAAGCGGTCGGCGCCTTTTTCGATCATTTTGGCGAGCTGGCTGTTGTGCTTCTTGAGTACGGCCTCGCGCTTCGCCACGCGGCCCTCGGCGTCGATGACCTTCTGCTCGAGCTCTTTCTGTGTCATGGTGGTCTCCTTTCATCTTGGCCCGGCCGGAGCCGGGGATCTTGGTGGTGTCGAGTCCCTGAAAAGCAGAAACACGACCGCCGGATCGCTTCAGAGAGCAGCGCGGAGGGGGTGCGCAGCTCGTCCATTTTCAGCGTCGGGGTCGTGTGGTCGTTTTCATGTTGGGCTCTCCTTTCTTCGGCCCGGCGCTGCCGGGTGTTCTTGGCTACTGTGCGGCCGGTGCTCTTTTACCTCTGCGCTTGAAACTCTCACGCAGCCGCCTCTCGGCGAGCTCTGCGCTGTACCCTTCGCGCTGGTTGGCGTCCAGCGCGCCGGTCGCGCCTCGCTGGAGCTCCTTGTAGATCGTGGTGTGGTGGACGCTCAGGCGGGCCGCGATGTCGACCGGCCGATCTCCGAGCAGATGCCACGCCTCGATCTTCTTCCTGTCCTCGAAGGTCAGGTAGCGGTACTTTCCCGTCAGTCTCACCTCCGTCCTATGGGGTTGTAGTAAAGAAAAAACGCACAGCCGACTCACTTGAGTCTCTGTGCGTTTAATGATAATGGACAGCA